AACATCAAGCATATAATACCTATCGCCGTAAACAATGATGTATTAATAAACCTAGTGATAGCCATACTTCTAAGTGACTCCCCTAAGTGCCCTCCGTTATAAATAATACCTCCAAAGAATAGTATTAAGAATAAAGTCATAGTTACAGCTTTACTAACACTATCTAGTGTGTGTAGCTCAAATACTATATCAAAGCACTTCAAGAAGACAGCGCTTAATATTAGATTACAAAGTACGATGAGGGATGTTGGTATCTTATCTAGTAAGCTCACTTACCACCTCCTAACATCTTCTGTGTCTTCTCTTTAGAGCCTAAACTAGATCCGAACCAGAAGTTTAGTATCTGAGGTATAGCTGCTGTAAGTACACCTATAATAGTTCCTATCATTCCAAACAGCGCCGTATTGCCCTCTGGAAGCTCCGTAGAGCCACTTAAGAGTAACCATAGTATAGTGAAGTAGCCTGATACAAACAGCGCTGACAATGTAATCTGAGGCCATATGTTAGTATTAAATAGCTTCCTTGCGCTATCCCTATCCTTATACTCTAGTTCGTACACATCAATCTCTAGATTCTTCATGGCTAGTTTAAATTGTATGTCTAATTCTTTAAGCTTTGTTAACTGTTCAGGAGAAGCACTTAGGATGCCTGCCTCAATCTCTTCAACTGTAGCTTCAGGGTTTCCTAAGAGGTTATCAGCAATAAATTTAACTGCTGTTCCTGCCATAGGGCCACCTAATGCAGTGCCTAGGATGGGGGCTATCTTTCCAACTATACTCTTCCAACTCATAATCTCACCTATTTATTTATATTCTTCTGGGAACTCTGCTCTAAAAGCATTGAGACAATGGCTATGGTCTTGGAATAGCCAGTTAATCCACTTCTCAAAGTTCTTTATCCAGAAGTCATCTTTGTTGTAATACGCTTTCCTTCCAGTTGCTGCACTAATAGTCTTAGCTCTAGTTCTATATAACAGAGTACCTCCTAAGAGGTCAAGAGCGTAGGCTAATTCATATAGAAATAAACCTAGCTCCTCTTTCCCTGCATATACAACCTGCCTTAGAAAGACAGGAATACCAAACAATATCAATGAGAACATAGCTAGGAGAAATAATAGAAAACCCCTCATACAAACTCCTTATAAACTATCTATGTAGGTTTGGTAGTTAGCTGATGTCTGAGCAAAACCGCTAGTTAAGGCATCTTCTAAGTCTTGCTTAGATAGTGATCTTTGAATGTAGTTGACATCTGTAACAACACCTTCAGTTATATTGCCTAAATCAATCTGCTTAATCATACTCTCGTATACAGATTCGTCAAACTTATTGACTTGAGGTGGTCTTACTGTTATAATGTGTCCACCTGATGTCTCGAAGGTTTGAGCAAGCCATGCTGCGTTTAACACTTCAAGAGGGTTTATTGCAACCCCACCCCATTCTAATCCATTCCATTTCTGACGTGCATCATGCGGTGCTGTCGGCACTTTAATTCCGCCACTAGGCACTGTACCCGCATATCCGCCCAAATAATTACCGTCAACATCAACGTAGTATTCTGTTTCGTACATTTCTAGAACTCCTTAGCTATTATGCGTACTTTCCAGTTCGCGTTTGTGATCGGTGCTCTAGCACCAGTAGTCGCATTGGATATAATAAAAGCCTCCGCAGAATTCCCGAAGCGCGCCTTTATCTCCGTGTCGTTTTCTGTCCACAGGCTAAGCCCCCTAGAATCAGAGGTCACATCGCTGCAAAAGTCTCCCGACATATTACGCACATAACCCGCTAGATAGCCGAGATTGTTGCTTTGACAAACTAATTGCACTCGTATGTTCGTTGGTCTGGCCGCCAATCCATGAGTCAGTGTGAGTCCACCTCCAGAAGTAATAGTTTGATCTGGGCTAGTGTAAATGTTGGATGCTGAACCTGAACCCGTTTCAAGGCGCGTAACACTAACAGTTGAGGAGGTTAAACGTCTTACTCTAAATGTAGCGCTGCCATCGTTAACAACCATATTGCCAACTAAAGTAACACCTGTACCCGCCGCAATAGTCACGTCAAAGGCAGCTAGATTAATTATGGTAGTTTCAAAATTGCTATTATCTACACTGCCCGCGAATGCTGCGATAATATTTGCTGCCGTGTCTGTAGTCTGTATTCGTGCCACGGTAGGTGTGATAGTAAATTCACCACCAATTAATTGAGCCGCCGTAAGTGTTGCCGCTGCATCAGATAGCGCCGTGTTAGATTTTAGGTTTACGTTACCAGCTAGGGATGCTGGCTCCCAGTAAGTATTAGTTACATCTAACTCTGGGTCTTGCCCTACATTAGCTTGAACGGCTTTATAAAGAAGCCCATTCCTGTCTGTGTACCCACCAATTAAAAATGGGAAGCCTATAGTCCAAGGAATTATACCCCCATGAGCTTGTTTAGACTTCTCCCCTGTAAGGCTCTTATCAGTAGCCCCTTGTCTTGTATGTAATAAATCTGTATCTAATAGTCCAGTGCTTACTGGAAGTGCTGGTAGCTGTCTAGTTGCCATGTGTATTTCCTATAATATTAAACTGTTTTCTCGAATACTTCATAAGTTTGCCCTGCCAATGTGTCAGAACCCCTATCTACCCATGTACCACCTAATCTAATACTAATAGTTGCCGCGTTCTCTCCCGAAGCAGTGAGATGTACATCACCTACGCTATATCTTTGGTCAAGGTGTTTAACCCACTGATCTAGTAAGTCTAAATCCCAGTTGATATACGGGTAGGGCATGTTCTCTTGGAACAATTGTCCTGAATTCTTCCACTCAGCAGTAGGTTCTACCTTATTATCAACAGCAACTAAATTGCCATCACCTTCTGTATCTTTTACTTCAGTAATAAGGCTAGTAGCCCATTCTGCGTATATAGTTGGTCGTGTTGCCACTTAAACCTCTCCTTTAATTTGATATGCTAAGGTACTACCATCATCTAGTCCGATGAAGTCATTGTTCTCTAGAACTAAATCTCCAGCCGCTATAGATACACCAGTGGCATCTATGACTGCACACATGGGGTTTATAAGCTTTAAGCTGCCTAAATGTGGGAAGTAAGAGTTGTTATCAAAACCCACTGATGCAGTAGCCTCAACTCCCAGATTAGCAACCTCAACTCCGTCATCAACCTCTAAGTTGTCAGTATTCTCTAATACTAAGTCACTACTACCTGCAATTAAGTAGGCTCCTCTAAAAGAGTTTCCTCTGTCATCAAACATCAACCTAGCACTAACACCTGCTGCTGTAACTTGCTCTAATGTCACTGCCGTCTGATTAACTACGTTCCTGTCTACATAGGCGTGTATAGATGCTGGGTAATGCTCCCACAGTTTGGGAACTGGGGATTGAGTTATACTAGCTAAAACATCCAGTATCTTCTCTGGAGTACCATCAGAGTTATTGACTGAAGTACGTGCTAGTATCGCCTCCCTGTACTTAGGATCTTCCTTGGCATCTCTAGGTTCACCTACAATCAATCCTAAGACATCTAACTGAGCACCTATAGCTGAGTAGATACCCCTCTCCTCTAAGAGTTGAAAGTACGTCACTTCTAACTCTTGAATGCTCTCTAGATATGATTGTAGTAAACCTTGTACAACAGGCTTGTTATCCCATTGTGTTATTAAGTAGGCTAATCCCTCTTCTACCTGATTCTTTATTACAGGAAGTGCCATATTAAACCTCGTCTACTGTTATATCTGGACTAGTAGTACTTCCAAACTCCGCAGCGCCTATAGCTAATTTAGTTGTTTGCCAACTTCCTGGAAGTGGTGCATCTCCTGGAGTTGTAATTTGTTGTACACTAACTACTAAACTATCTATGCCAGCTACAGCAGAATATATTGGGCCAAAGTACCTAGAAGGTATCACATCCTCATCTAGCCCTAACGCATCTGTAATTGTCTGTACTGTGCCAGCTATAGTGGCCTCTCCATCTACAGGGAATATCTCTTCACTATACTTAGTGTATTCAACTAAGAAAGCTAAGTTAATAGCCACAGGTCTAGTGTAATTAATGGTGTGCTCATTACCGTACTTGTCATCTATGTTAGTAGACGTGTTGCCATAAGTCTCAATGCCTGCTGGCTTAGAGATCCAAATAGCTAGAGCTACATCAGCAGCTAACCCACCCTGTACTACAGTCTCAAAGCTTTTAGGTGGCCTACCATCTCCATCTACTGTAATCTGATCATTCTCTGTGACAACTACTGTAGTTACTCCTGCAACCACTGAAACATCGTCTGTAATGGCCTCTACAGTGGCCTTACCGCCAGTTTGCTGACTTATTAGTATCCTAGCCCTATACAGCTCATCACTCTCTCTGAGCCTCCCTGCTATGTATGCGGCGGGGTTAGTGGAGGAGGTTAACCCTGACGCACCAGTTACAATCCCTGTAACTGAATTAGGTGGGGCATTGATAGCACCCACTTCTTGAGACTCTACAGAACCCTTAACAGTAACTTCATCTGCTATTAGGTATGTAATAGTGATAATGGAGATATTACTAGTGTCGCTTGTAGCTATCTCCAATTGCTCATTGGGGGTATCTACTGTAGCTGTCCACGTAGCATCTACATCTAAATCTATGTCAGCTTTAATACCGTTAAGTATCTCTAAAGCTGTAGCTGATCCATCACTTGTATATGTGTACTCAGTTGCATTAACACTTAATGTATATACTGTAGTATCTAACAGCGTAGCTACAGAGTACTTAGCAGATACACAAGAGTTGACACTGATAGCAATACTATTAACTACATCAAATCTATCTAATGTAATAGGGTTGCTTAGGATAGTCCCAGAAGGTACTGTGGAGCCATTCTCCCCTACAAAGAGTTGCCCAGTGGTAGTTGACTTAGCTCCAGCCTGCCTAGGTACACTAATAAGAACACCAACGTCATCTAGGTTGCTCCCCTCTGCTTTAAGTGGGTTGAAGTTATCATTAACCGCTTGTGCTAAAGCCCACTGATCTGCTTCTGCTAAAGAGATAATGTTATTAAGTTGTCCCAGTAACTCATCATCTCTTGTGCTTATGTCTGGGTCTATATTCGTTTGTTCTGCTAACACTATGTCAGCTAATACTTCTGGTTGTCTTTTAATCACCAACCCAGCTTCAGTCAATCCAGCCATAATTCCTCCAAATTAGATAAATACTACTGGGAGGTTGTCTACTACAACCCTCTCTCCAGAGTTAGTCTCAGCTTCAAATGACACTGATAAGTCTTGTGTAGCTAAGTCTAAAACTGAGTCAAAGGAAATCAACCTAGTTATATTCTCTCTACCTAGAATGTCTTCTTGCAATGCTGCATCCATGAGTCGCTTGCTAGATTTGCCTAGTAATTGTATATTGTTATAGTCATTAGCTAAGTAGGGAACTCCTGCCTCTACATTAAATGCCCACTCACCTCTGTAAGTACTCAATGAGATAAGTACTTGTTGCCTACTAGATTGCTCTATAGTAGAGGTAAGCTGCATTGAGTTATTAGATAAAGATATATCACCTGAGTTGGTGTCTAATAAGAAATCAATTGCCATTGTTTTAATGCCTGTGTTATCTATCCTGCGCTTACGTTACTAGATCCTGGAGATAAAGTGTGTCCACAACTCGCAGCATCACCAAACCTACAAACTCCTATGCCTTCTGCAAACACTGTAGAGCTTCCTCCCACCATCACTGCTGACGTATGTGGAGGTAAGCCATGAGAAGCTACTGCATCTCCTATGAGGGATACAGGGACTCCATTAACTGCTACAGAAGTAGCTCCTGGGCCTGTAATAGATCCCCCTGCTGAATCAACACCTACTCTACCTAATGCAGGCATGTGCAACTCCTTAGTTGAGGTTTATATTGGTAGCTGTCATGTTAATATCTCCACCAGCATTAATATTCATATCACCTGTGGTGTTCCATGTCGCAGCTCCTGCTACAGTGGCAGTGACATCACCATTAGGCTTCATCTTAATTGAACTGCCTGCAAACTTAAGTTCTACATCTGTAGGGTTAGGAGATAGGTTAGAGCTTTTAGTGTAGAGTCCTGCTATAGCTATTGCATCTGTAAGGGCATGATACCTAGCCGTCTTAGGGGATTGCTGTTTAGAGCCATCACTGTTAGACCAATTATCAATATCCCTCATAGAGAATAGCAAACTCACTCCATCTCCTACAGCTACTGGGAAGGACAACATGCCACCTCCTGCTGAAGGGAATACAACAGGTACATTCTCTATCTCTTGAGGTACTTGGTAGAAGCCATCTTGCCATAACCTACCTATGAGGGGCTGCACATCGACTGTCTGTGTATTCTCAAAGCTAGTGATCTTAGTTATCTTTGCGGGGAGCATTGTGTACACACCAGACCTAATCCTAGCTTCAACAACAGATTGTATAAAATCTAATTCTGATTCACCTGCCATCTTATATACTCCTCAAAGTGGCAGTAGTATTCCACTGACTACCTTCATAACTCATTCTATGTTTTACAGCTTGCACTATGTAGTCTCCGTCAGAAGATCCTCCTGTATCTAGGATGACCCTTTTATCTGTGGTTATAGCTCCATTAAGGAAAGTCTCAATAATTACTCCAGACTTACCTCCTTGTAGGTAGCTTACACCAATAGAATCTTTCTCTGGACGTACAGGTTGTTTAAGTAGCTCTGAAGTTATTGTCACATAATCATAGAGAATAGGTGTTCCAAATATTGTCTTTGGTCTGACATAAATACTCCCCATTGAATAGAAGACTATATATCCTATCTCCTCTGCGATATCTTTCAATACTTCGTGTATAGTCCCCTCATAGTTCCTCCCATTCTCTAATCCCGTATCTGGAGACCTGTATGTGGGATTCACTGTAAATAGGTCTGGAGAGATATTGGGAGTAGAGAAGAGGGATGTATCTACATTGAATAAGTCCTGATCAGAGTACTCATCAAAGTCCCCTGTGGGTACACCGTTGTCGGCGTAAATCTTCAGTAGAGATTTTATAGTATCTGAATAAGTATCTCCAGATTCAGCTCTACCAGATACTCTCAAGTTCTTAACTGCAAATTGGGAATCACTGGCTATAATAGTAGTAATACCATTATCCTTTTCCCTTCTAGTCTTGACACTAGCTATCTGACCTACAAAAACTAATGGGAATTTAGTTGATCCCTCATATCCAGCTTTTAGGAATATTGTGTCATCTTGTCTTATCCTTTCCAGTGTGCTTTTAGATAACCCGTAAACCTTTATTACTGCTGGGCCAGATATGCCACTCTTAGAAACTCTTGTCTTATCTATATCTGCTGTGATGTGTAAGTTTGTGATCTTTATTGCGTTTTGAGTTTCTGTTATGAAGTCGGGAGTAACGCCAGCAGCACTAGGATTAGATATTCTATTTAATATCTCATCACTATCTACTAGGGAATCTTGCCTAGCAACTACTAACTCGTACTTGTGTAGGAAGTTCTGATCTTGTGCCATTATTGATTAATCTCGCTTTCACTAAAATAGATTAGCTCGTAAGCCTTACCTATGCCAAGGTTATCCCTCCCAACATCTAAACCATCTTCCTTGGATCTTACACAGTAAATATCTCCAGAGAAATTATCCAGTTGATACCTTCTTAGTAGGGATTGATTCTCCATGACTTTCACACCTGCTTTAATTAATCCAGCAGCATTTGTAGATATATCTAATCTCCACCTATTATCTCTAGTATTGAACGTGTACTTGATGTTATAGACAATACCTCCAAGGGACACTTTCTGTGTGTCAACAGAGGATACAGGAACTTCTAAGCTAACTGCCACAACCTCACTCCTTAATTAAAATTAGCACCTTCTGGGTACACAAACCTAATGAATTCTCCAGTATCTAGGTTTGAAGTTCCTAAATTACCTACGACCACAGTGTTAGCGGCTTTGGGAGTCTCTTCTGCCACCTCTGTAACATCTATCAGATCTACTGCAACTTCTCTAGTTACCTCTGTAGCTGAGGAGACAACTCTTATCTGTTTAAAAGATAAAGCCACTTTGTAAGAGGCTCTACCTGTTGTGGTAACTCCATTTACCTTGTCTTGAGAGAACACCATAGAAGTTATGATGCAGTTTCCTACACTATTCACACCACCACTTTGAAGCCCAGTGTTAACAGTAACTCTTTCTTTCCTGCCTCGTATACCCTCAAGCTCTTTAATGAAAGATGTTGTAGAAATGTTGTCACTTCTTGCAGCTTTAACATCTGAGATGACTCCTCTCATAGAGATTGTTTGCCCAGAGTTAACTACGTTATCTACAACACTGGAGCCATCCTCAACAGGAAACTCACTGACTTTAGAACTAAGAGTCCTACTTACTGATACCGTAGCATCTAAGTTGAATATATCACTTGAAGTGATAATGGAAAAATTGGATATTGCCATAATACCTCCTTATGATACAAGCATTTGACTTCTATTAACTGCACCCATCTCTTCCATAAAGGTTCTGGCTATTTCTGTGCCATCAGCACCTTCACCAGCTTGGATAGTTAAGCTTGCTATATTAGTACTGTTATCTGAGCTGGCCTTACCTTTAGGAGTGCTATTACTTTTAGCATCTGCGAACATACCTTGATCTGTTAAAAAGTCTAACCCTATAGATGCAGCTTCGATTGCAAGACCTACACCTGCAGCTCTGAGTAATGCCCTCATAGATGCAGCCAATGTGAAGTTAGCTTTAGCTGCAGTTGAGGCTCCAACTGCGTAAGACAGCAGACCTTTACTTCCGAACAAGAATGCAGTTCCTATAGAGATCATCTTTGGAAGTAGAGCTAGTAAAGATGGGACTAACCTAGTTAGAATAGCTGCTGATAGCAACCTAATTCCCCAAACAATTCCTTGCCCCTCTCCAAACCCTATAAGCTGTGCTAACTCATCTAGTACTCTAAATGGAAGTGCAACTGCATCTCCTAGCACCTTAAATGCGTAACCTAGTGCCACCAGAGCAGGAGATAAAGCTTCAATAACAAGCCTAATACCTGAGAATGTCTCAGCTAAAAACTCACCTAACCCTGCCTTTGTCATATTATTTACAGCTTTCTCGAAGGAGGCTAAAGCCCTGTTCTCTTCTGCTGTGATAGACTGCCTAGCTGCTGCGGCTGCTCCTGAATCTTCTGCTTGTTTCCTTAGAAGTCTAGAAGTAATCTTTACAAACTCTTGTGCAGACACTGTGCCTGTAGCAATAGTCTTCCTCCAACTGTCAGTCTCAAAGCCCATCTCCTTAAGGGCTTTAACAGCCGCTCCGGAGAATTGAGGCATCTGATCTACAACTTGGTTCATGTCCTGTGCTTGGATAACAGAACCAGACATCATCTGTCTGAAACCTAAGAATGACAACCTAGCTGCATCAGCACTTAAACCCGATGAAGCAATAGATGTGGATAGGTTTGTGAAAACACTTCTAGAATCTGCTGCACTCACTCCACCAGATAATGCTGCGGAGTTAAACTGTGCGAAAGAAGAGGATGTATCTTTAAG